ACCCACAGCCCGTGAAAACGGGCACCTTCAGGCACGTGTGCCTTTGGATTCTCACACCCTCAATTCGGGGTGCGATTCTAAGAAACACCTTCATCGCGCCGAAGCACGCGCTGGTGTCGTAACGCCCAACTCTCTTCAGATACATGGTATTGCCATGTCGAAGAGTTACTCACGACCGGAACTCTGTTCAGATTTCTGTCGTGCGTGGGTGGCTACTGCGGTCGCGGCTGGCTGCAATCTTCGTGCAACTGGCCGTTTCCGACGTCGAAGAGTTTCCAACATGTCAGCTTTCTGGCATGAAAGTTTCTCTTCCATCTCCTCTGACCCCCACTCGTTCTTTAAGAAGATCAAGTTGGGCTGCGTTTCTTTGAGGAAGGCTTGGTGCGAGGGGACCACCCATCACGTGCATTCGCGCGCGATGTGGCCGAAGTTCCTTCGTCACCCGGGTTCGACGCTCCAATGGAGCTATCTTGCCCGTGCCCTCCCGAAGCCAGCTGCTACTGACTTCCCGGACGCAGTGTCGGAGCAGAATGAGCGGCTCTCCCGACCTTCGACTCTTGTCGACTGTTCGGATTTTGCCGCTTTCCTTCGACAGGTCGTCGGCGAGCTAGAACGGGGAATCCCGTCTATTGCCTCGCCTTCGTCTTGTCTCCAGAAATCCCGGAAAGAAGGCGGACGGATGGCGCTCTACTCTGAAAAGATAGAACTCCGTCGATCCACAATGACGTCCCAACAAGGAAGCGGAGCTGCCAGCCGATCGGCTGCGCCAGTCTCCATGCCCCTGATGGTCAAACGTCACCTTCTTGACTCGCCATACGATCTCTCATCGGAGTCGTTGGTGGTCCCGGAATATGGCTGGAAAGTCCGGATCGTCTCGCGTTCTGATGGATTTAGGATCCTTCAATCGGACGCGTGGCGGTCTCCTCTTTTGTCCCGTCTCGCGCGTTTGCGCGCGATCGGGCTCCCTCTGTCGGGAGAAGAGGACTTCCTTCCTTTGAAGACGGACTGGAGGCAGCCCGCCTTTGTCTTCTCCGCTGATCTTAGCTCGGCGACTGATCTTATAGATCAGGCCTTGCTCAAGGAGGTGACCGATTATCTCGGCATACCTCTTGACTTGGTCAGCGGGGGAACCATCGACGGTGTTCAAGTCGTTCGTGGCACGCTCATGGGCATTCCTATGTCCTGGCCTTGCCTCTCCCTTATCCACTACTACGTATGTAGAGTGATTGGGGCCCCAAAAGATTCTTTTTATCTTAAGGGGGACGACTTGATCGCATACTGGACCGCTACCCTCATTCGTCGTTATAAACGGCGTATCGAGAAGCTGTCCGGCATGCAGGTCAACGATGCGAAGTCCTTCTTGGGACGTCGCAAAGGTTTCTTCTGTGAAAAGGCCTACATCCTCATGGAGGATGGGCTTCACATAGAACGGACCTTCCTCTCGTCTCGATGTCTCGCCCATGGCGAGGACCGTTTCAGAGAGAGTCAGTTGGCCCTCCAACCCCTCACACCCGTCGGAATGTCCATCGCGCCTTATCTGGCGCGGCAGATCCCACGTGTGCGTTCGCACCGGCGCGTATTCAAGATCCTGAGGACCTTGCATCCGCGTTCCTTTTCCGATGCAAAGCGGGTTGGTAATCTCGCCTTCCTGCCGGTTTCTGCCGGTGGATTGGGCTTGATTCCTCCTCGTCCTGACTGGAGATTGGACGGACTTCATCACGTCCTCTCCTCCTATCACGACTTGGATCCTGTCGCTTCAAAGTATTTGTCCTTCGGTAGTTACTACCGCTCGGGCTCTTTGGAACGGCACGTCGCTGATCAGCTCGCCAAGGTCATTCCAATGGAATTGACTCGTGACATGTTAATCACCGACAAGGAGAAGCGTCTACTTTCTCTTGCGCGTTCGCGCGCAGTTTTCGTAGCTATGGCGGCTGGCTGCTCTTATAGTGCGGCCACTCCACGCTCTCTCAGGAATCACGTCTCCCGGGTCTTCAAATTGATCCGGAAGGACTTCGATTCCCCCTCTCCTCGTCTCACCTGGACTTATGAGTCTGCCATGAGGCTGTTCACAAGGACCAGGAGAGGTGTCTCTGAGGCCGGGTTGGGTCCCAAACTTTACCGTATCTGCGGAAAGCTCGGAGTCCCAGCCGACTGGCTTGAAGACGACAGTCCGGAATTTCCGGAAGGTTCCTCCGTCAACTAGACGGAGTGGGTTTCCTAAACCAACTGGTCGGTCCAGACCGGGGGTCATTTCCTGG